GATAAGCATGGCGTGAGCAGGGGTAAGGCAGGGGAATTGTGTAAAGGCATTCCCAAGGATGCTGCTATCATCGTGGACGCTGGCGTTCAATACAGGCAGGCATTAGCCGAGCATGATGGACGCATGGTGGACGCTATTGAAAAGGAAGTAGACGAGCGCACTAAACACATCCAATTCTTCACTCACGCAGCTGTAATCAACGTCAAGCAGGCCATGGCTGATGTGTGTGATGGTCAAGCCGATTATCAGAGACGCGCCGATACGATTAACAAGGGCAAGGAAGCTGTGTTGGGTAAAGCACTTGATACGGCAATACAGATAAACAATACTATCAGCCGTATCGAGAGGGTAATCGTTCAATAAGATGGAGCCTGGTGTATTGCAGATAAAAACCCCGCAGATTCTGTTGCCAATGCTACAGCCAGCGAGGTACAAAGGGCTGCATGGTGGACGGGGCGGGATGAAATCATGGTTTTTCGCTGAGGCCATGATTGAAGCTCATCTTATGGGAAAGACTGACTCGGTATGCCTGCGAGAAATACAGAAGTCACTGCAATTCAGCGCCCATAAACTGCTGGGTGCAACCATTGCACGGCTTAATGCCGGAAGCTATTTTGATGTTCAAGATGCGGTTATTAAAGCTAAAAAGGGCGGGATTATCGTATTCCAGGGGATGCAAGACCACACGGCAGACTCTATCAAGTCACTGGAGGGGTTTGATCGGGCGTGGTTCGAGGAGGCGCAGAACGCCAGTCAGCGTAGCTTAGACCTGCTTAGGCCAACTATTCGCAAGCCAGGTTCAGAGTTATGGTTTTCGTGGAATAGATTTAAGGAAGATGATCCGATTGAGTTATTGTTATGTGGCGATAACACCCCAGACAATGCGATAGTCATCGAAGTAAACCTCGACGACAATCCTTGGTCTCCACCAGAACTTCTAGCAGAACGTGAAGCAGATAGAAAGCTACACGATGCTGATAAATTCGCCAACATTTGGGAAGGCAAGTACCTCAAAAACACCGAGGGCGATTACTACAAAAACGAAATGGCGCAAGTGCGCGCACAGGGCAGAATCCTAAAGATCCCAACGCTCAACATCCCAGTGAATACGTTTTGGGACATTGGGAACGGCGCTGGCTCGGCAATTTGGTATCACCAGCAAGTCGGGATGGAACATCGGCTGGTGGGATATTTTGAGGCGCATGACGAGAATCTGGCGTTTTACGCCAAGGAATTACAAAATCGAGGCTATGTTTATGGCAAGCACTACATGCCACACGATGCAGCGCATAAGCGGCTGAGTGATACTAATAAGAGTACCAAGGAAATGTTAGAGGATCTGGGCATTAGGAATATCGAAATTATCCCGCCAATATCTGATTTATATACTGGTATTCAGATCACGCGGAAGAATTTCCCCCTGTTTTATTTTGATGCTGAAGCGTGTAAGCATGGCATTAAACGCATAGACAACTATCGCCGCAGATACAACAAGACCGACAATAGATGGATTGACGAACCAAATAAAACTAACGGCAGCTCTGAGGCGGCGGATGCGCTTAGACAACTAGCGCAGGCGATTGAAGGTGGATTGTTGAGAGGTGCAGATACTGGATCGACGCGGCGACGCAAGCCAGGCAACTGGAGAACTTTGTAATAAAGGAGATTATTTTGAGCAAAGAAGAAGCGTTGAAACCACTGAGCCATTCGTGTGCAGTGTGGAAAAAAAAGCAAATTACGGCAACAGGTGCGGTGGATGGTATTGGCCCGGGTGACGTATTCGGCGGGATTATTACACAGGCGGTTGGCACTACCACCACCCTGACAGCCTATGATGCGGCAAGCGCGGTTGCTGCTAATCTGATAATTCCAGTTACCACAACTACCAATACCAACGTAGCTGGGGCATTTACCAGCCCGTTTGGTGGTGCTGGAGGGCTGGCTACTACTGCGCCATCAGTCGATGCGGGGTTAATCCTAACGACTGGCCTATACGTTACCATTGGCGGAACTGGCGCGCCGACATTTTGGGTGCTTTTTCATTAATGGGAATGGCGCAATTCGGTGGGGATACTGCATGGAAGGTGCAGAAGTTATCCGGTAACCTTACCCGCGCTTATCACTGGATAGGCTGCGGCGACGGTATGTCCGAGGCTGCGATGGTGCTTTACCCTACTCGCCCACGAAATAACGCGGGGGCATACATCATTGCCTTGTCGAGCGCATGGCAATATGATGATGTAGATTATTTAGTCAAGCAGTCGGCCATTGCGGCTGGTGTTTTGGGCATGGACGTAACTGGCCAGACTATTCATCAAATAGGATCTGCGATCCACGATGGATTGCTGGATTTAATTAAGTGCCCCCCAGAACCAAGATGGGTAGATGAGGCATTGCGTGGGGAGGTGGTAGCGGAACTCGAAATAAGTCAGGATGGAAAAACCATCATGGAAAAGGAAATCTACTCGAACGAGGCGTTGAATGGATAACGCTGAAATCCGCAGCACATCCCCAAGCTCTGATTCGCTCGTAGAGAAAAAAAACACTAAACAGATTGGTCGCCTAAAGAAAAATAATCTTGATTCACCAAAGATGCAGAAATTACACAAAGACTTGCAAATTTGGTTTGATCAAGAAAGTCAGCGTCAGGCTTCGAACCGCTTTCAAATGATGTTGGATTCAGATTACTATGATTTGTTACAATGGGACGAAGATGAAGCTCAGGTATTGATCGATAGAGGGCAGGCTCCGGTTGTTTACCCTGAAATAAAAGCTTCAATCGACTGGATGATTGGAACCGAGCGGCGTATGCGCATGGACTACAAGGTGCTGGCACGGTCAAAAGCTGGTACGAAGGACGCGGAGGTAAAGACATCGCTGCTGAAATTCCTGTCAGATACCAATAAATCCACGTTTCATCGTTCGCGATCATTCGATGATGCGATTAAAGCGGGCATGGGCGTGACGGAAATAGGCTTGCGCGGCGATCCGACCGAGGAACTTCTTTTTGAGCGCTATCAAGACTGGCGCTCAACGCTGTACGATTCTAATAGCTTGGAACATGACCTGTCGGATGCGCGGTACTTTTTCCGATGGAAGGATTTGGACGAAGATATTGCACTGGCGTATTTCGCCGACCGGACAGAGATAGTCAAAGCCTCACTGCAAAACGAAGGGCAGGCTGATCCGACCGATTGGTATTCTGGCAAAAGAACTGACCCATCGCAGGACTGGCAGCCAAGAACAGGGCGATTCCAACCTTACGATGGCACGCCATTTACATCCAGCCAGCGCAGGATAGTTCGATTCTTTGAATGCTGGTATCGGATGCCAGTCATCCGCAAGGTTTTTGCGGACGGGGAGTTGAGCGGCAAAAGGTACGACCCAAAAAATCCAGACCATCTTGCTGCGGTAAACGAGGGATTAGGATTGTACGACAAGCTGGAAATGGAGATCAGGGTAGCGATTTATACCTCGGTTGGCATGGTATTTGAAGGTGCATCCCCCTACAAGCACGGAAGATTCCCGTTTGTGGTTACATGGTGTTACCGCCGTAAACGCGACAATGCGCCGTATGGCTGTATTCGTCCAGTGCGAGATGCACAGGACGGGCTGAACAAAGCCTATTCAAAAGCGCAATGGATTCTGGCCAGCAACTCCATAATCATGGAAAAGGGCGCGGTTGATGATATAGAGGAAACCCGCGATGAAGCGGCAAGGCCGGATGCAGTTCACGTTGTAGCCGCTGGTAAACGGTTCGAGATTAACCGCGATATTGGATTAGCCAACGAACACCTGCAATTGATGGAACAGGGCGCTCAGTTCATCCGGAAAATTGGCGGTGTGAACGATGATAATCTGGGACGACAAACCAATGCCAGTTCCGGTATCGCGATTCAGAACAGGCAAGAGCAGGGATCGGTAGTTACCACAGAGCCGTTCGATAACCATCGCTATGCCCTACAGCAAACGGGCGAAATTGAATTATCAATGATTGAGCAGTTTTACAGTGAGGCCAAAATCATCCGCATTACGGGCGGGAACGGCAAAAACGAATTCGTAGAGCTGAATACAGCCGACGATCAAGGTCGAATCCTGAACGATATTACTGCGATGCAGGCTGATTTCGTCGTAGCCGAGCAGGATTACAAATCAACTTTGCGGCAAGCAATGTTTGAGAGTCTGTTTGACATAATGGGTCGCATGTCGCAGATGGGGCCGGACGGACTGAAAATTGCACTAAACATGATGGATGTTGTAATTGATATGGGAGACTTCCCAAACAAAGACGAGCTGGTCAAGCGCATTAGAGAAATTAGTGGCCAACGCGATCCTGACGCAGAAGAAACCCCAGAAGAGCAACAAGCCAATGCTGAAATGGCTGCACAGAAACAGCATCAAACGGAAATGGCAATGCGCGCTGAAATGGCTAATCTGGCATTGTTGGAGGGTAAGGTTGCTCAACTTGGCAAACAAGTCGAGAAGCTGGACGCTGAATCCATGATGAAGCGCGTGGAAGCCATGTTTGTTGCTTTGCAAGCCGGACAAACTATTGCTGTAACACCTGGCATTGCACCAGTAGCAGACGAATTGTTGCGCGGAAGCGGATATAGCGATCAGCGCGGGCAAACCCCAGATATACCAAGCGCACAAATTCCAAATTCAAACATACAACAAGGATTGGATGGCGCGGAGCAAGGTATAAATACCATTGCAAATGACTCGACCGTAGATGGTTTACCACAACAAGGAGCTGCACAATGAAACTAATTAACCTGTTCGCAAATTTCCCCATTCCAGCTGACCCATCGGAGATTTATGTTGATACCTCAACTAATATCTCGTATAGATGGAATGGCAGTTCATATACCCAATTTTCCCCACTTGCGTTTACCAATTCAGCAGGCCTAGCAGGCGCACTATCCGATGAGACCGGAACCGGACTGGCAGTGTTTAATAATGCACCAAAATTACTAGCCCCCGTGGGAATAGGTGTGACGAGTCCCAGAGCCTCGCTAGAGATAGCGGCTATCCTAGCAAGTCCTACACCGCTTGGCACCGTCAATAGTGCGGGAGGTTTGTTGTTGAGTGACAGCGGGAACGTTGGGGCGGTATTTGGCATCGCCCCCGTTGGAGCCAAATATAATTTATATCTACAAGCTCGCAATGTAGATATTCAGAGTATAGTGCACCATATATTACTACAACCCTTGGGAG